CTGCGTGTTTTGCCCGTTCAAGTCAGATGACGAGTGGCGGCGGCTGAAGGCAGACGACCCAAAAGGATGGAGCCGGGCCGTGGAGATCGACGCCGTGTGCCGCACTGGGGCCGGCTTAGACGCACACCGATATCTGCACAAATCCTGCCAGCCGCTTGACCAAGTAGACCTGCGGCCCGCAGACGAGAAGAGCGGGCAGCGTCACTTGTTCAGCGGATTCCAAGACGAGTGCGAAGGCTACTGCGGCAACTAATTCGCTTGACGCCGCCGCTACCGTGAGTCGCATGAGGCCGCGCAGTGCGGCCTGGCTCACGGAGGACTGCCATGCGTCTCGCACTTCTTGCTCTCGCCGCCCTGCTCTGCTCGGCGGCTCACGCCGACACCGTCTGCATCAACGGACGATGCAGCCTGCTGCGTCCCCAGCGTGTCGTGGTTCACAGTGACGCACCCACGAGCGTCGTGGTCAGCACGCCGCGCAGCGTCACCGTGGTGTCGGCTGATGCCCATGCGGCACACCTGGCGTCCACCAACACGTTCAGCCACTGCAACCGCCGTGGAGGCGGCTACGAGGGGCTGGGGTTCAGCACCACGTCGCCTGACCATGCGTGCCGCTCGGCGTGCTTCTGGGGCACGAGGCGCGTCCGCGAGATCGGCACCGCGTGGTGCCCGGCGCGTCGCGGCTGGATCGCCGTAGTGCGATACGAGTGACCATGCGTCCTGTGACCTTCACAGTCGCCGGCGAGCCCGTCCCGCAGCCGAGGCCACGAGTCTCGACGCGGGGCGGGTTCGCTCGGGCATACGTGCCAAGCAAACATCCGGTCCACGCCTACCGTGCAGCGATTGCCGAGGAGGCCGCCAAGGCGGGGCTCGAGCAAACGGGCGAGCCAGTGGAGGTCATCGTGGATGCCGTGTTCGCACGACCGAAATCACACATGACGAAGAAGGGCGTGAAGCCAACAGCACCGCAGCTGCCACGGCCAGACGTCGACAACGTGGGCAAGGCTGTGTTGGATGCACTGCAGGACGTCATGGGGGACGACACGCTTGTGCGGCGGCTGGTGGTGGAGAAGTCATACGGCACCGAAGGCAGAACGACGGTGAGGATCTCGTGAAGCAGCAATTCTTTGACTTCTGCGATTCTGGCAAAACAGCAGCTGAAAGGACGAAGTGGCAGCAGTTTGTCCAAAGCCTGCCGCCGCATGAGTTGCAAAAGCTCAGGGAGAAATCTGCACAAAAGACGCGGGAGTGGTACGCCGCAAAGCCGCTGGAAGAGCGTCAACGCCTCAATCAGCAATCCAGCGAGCGACGCCGTAAACGCAAAGAACTGTATACGGCGGAACAGATAGAGCGTGATCGCAAACGGCAGCGCGACTATGTGCGCGATCGCCGCCGGAAGGAATTGCGATTCAAGTTGATTTGCACGTGTCGCAGCCGCGTGAATCGCGCAATGGCTGGAAAAGCGAAATCAGCCAAGACGATGAAACTAATTGGATGCACGCCGGAAAAGCTGATTGAGCACTTGGAATCAAAGTTCACCGACGGCATGAGCTGGGAAAATCATGGGGCGGGAAACGGCAAATGGCAGGTGGATCACGTCCTGCCTATTGCGTGGTTCAATCTTGAGAGCGAGCCGCAGCAGGCGCGTGCGTTTCACTACACGAACCTCCAGCCTCTTTGGGCAATTGACAACCACAGGAAGGGAGCGAGAAGAAAATGAAACTGGTCTGGTTCCCAGGTTGGAATTGCCAAAATTACGGGCCTAGCGGCACATCGTTCGGCCCGAAATGCCCTTACTGTGTCTATGGGTTTGATCGCAGCACGAACAGGCTCGTGTACGACAACAAGCCAACCTCCTCAGACGAGCGTGCCCCAGCTGCGGACCTCGTCGCGTTCTTCAACGCCAACTACGACGCGATGGGCGGGCACCTGGAGATCAGCGGCGGCGAGGCGCTGATGCGTCTCGACCTGCCCGAGATCCTCGCGGCGATTCCGCACCGCTGGGCGATCACGAGCAACACGCTGATGAGCACGGCGATTCAGCGGCTCATCGCCACGGGTGCACTCGAGCGATGCGTTGCCTGGACTGCGTCGTGGCATCCGTGCAGCGGCATGGAGGACTCGTACAGCCGCAGCATCCGTATGCTCGCGGAGTGCGGCCGTCCTGCTCGGGCAACGGTCGTGATTGCCGACTCGACGATTGAGAAGCTCGCCGAGACGCTCGCGTACCTCCGCTCGCTGCCGCTGGCGGGAATCAACTGGCACCTCGACACGCATGGCCCGGCGGACGTGTCGCACCTCAAGGCGGCGGCTGAGGAGATCCTCGGGCCGGGCAACGTCTACCTCGCTGGACCGCCGCCGCAGGGGAAGCTCTGCAATCGGCACGACAAGCTCATGGCAGTCGGAGCGGACGGCTCGCTCTATCAGTGCGTGACGTTTGCGTATCAGGACATCGAGCCAATCTGCAAAGTCGACGGCAGCGTGCGACTGGACGAATTGGAGCGTCGTGTCGAGTGGTGCGACGCTGTCTGCTTTGCCTGCTGCGACCATGTGAAGCACGAGGGCTGAGTGATGGAGTCTCCACCGGATCACCTGCTGTACCCGTTAGACGTGTTCGTCGAGGACTTCAAGGCGAACTACGAGCGAGGCGTCGACGTCTTGCGTGATACCGACGTGGCATTCGTCGGTCTTGCCCGCAACTGCGACAAGTGGCTGGCGGGCAATCTCGCTCGCCTGGTGCAGCTGTGCGACGGCGTCCGCTCGTGGCGGCTGCACGTCCGCACGAACGACAACACCGACGAGACGCCGCGGGTGCTGCATGAGTTTTGCCAGGAGTATCCGCAGGCGTCCTACATCGACCAGACGCTCGGCCGGAAACACTACGGAGCCGAATGGGCTGGACCCCGGACGCAGGCGCTTGCGGAGTACCGGACGGAGTGTCAGTCGTGGGTAAGGGAGTCCGCGCCGAATGCCAGCCTCGTCGTGGCGATCGACTTCGATATGTGGGGCGGCTGGAGCCACGCAGGATTCCTGCACGGCGTGGGGGCGCTGGCTGCCAATCCGCACGCCTACGGTATGGCGAGCGTGTCGCTGATGCGGCACTTCCAGATGGTGATGAGCCCCGCGGGCGAAGCGAAGCGGGAGAGAACGTGGCTGCAGTACGACTGCTGGGCGCTGCGGCTCAACTCAAGCTTCGACGACTACACGGCTGGCATCGGCGGCTGGAAACACTCGTGGCTGCCACCCGTGGGATCGCCTGTCGTTCCGGTGGCATCTGCGTTCGGCGGGATGACGATCTACGAGACCGGCGCGTATCTGTCTGGCACCTATGACGGCAGCGACTGCGAGCACGTTCCGTTCCATGCGTCCATCGCGGCGAAGACAGGCAAGTCGCTCTACCTCGACCCGGCGATGAGAACGGTGATGTCGTGGCTGGAATGACGGCGACAATCAACGTGCTGTCGTTTCGTGCGGATTGGGATTCGCACATGCCGATCGCTGCACTGTGCGTCCGCTACACAATTTCCAAGGATCAGGTCATCCGGTTGCGTGACCTGTGGGATCTGCCGCTGCGGAACAATCGCCGACTGCGGTACAAGCCTGCCCGCGGCGAGACGCGCGACCCGACGCCGTCCGAAATCGAGCAACGCTGCAAGGCAGTGCAGGCGCGATGGGATGATCGCACCAGGCAGGAGCGGTCGGTCATCAAGCCTCGGCCGGTGACGCTCAAGCGAATCGAAATGACCGACGAGGCTCGCCAAGCGTTCGACGAGCTGCCGGTGGAAGAATGAGTCGCGAGCACGACTACATCGAGCGGCGGATCGTCATCGAGTACGGGCGTCGGTACGTGTACCTGACGATGACGGACGCCACGGCGAAGCTCGTGCCGGGCCGGGAGGAGGTCTTCACGCAGCCGTTCCTGCTGGAGCGGCGCGACGCCCACGACGAGGCGGATGACTGCTGGCAGGCGTGCTACCAGCACATCAGCGATGCCGTCGTGTTCCCGATGCCCCTGCAAGGGGACGGGGGGCAGGCGGCAGAATCGACGGAGGACGATTCGCCGCCCTCTGGATGACGCTGCCGTGGACGCCGCCGACAACCTCCAGACAGTCGCCGCCAAGGCCAATGCGTTCCTGGCGGCTGCCCGCGAGCAAGCCGCGGACGGCCTGACATGGGCCGAGTTCGGCCGGCTGCTCGTGCAGCTGCTGCACCTGCTCGTCGCCGGGCTCGACGCCGTGACGACGCTGTCGGGGCCAGAGAAGAAGGCGGTCGTGCTGACGGCCGCCGCCGCCCTGTTCGATTCGTTCGCTGACAGGTGCGTCCCGCTGACCGTCTGGCCGGCGTGGCTGCTGATTCGGCCGGCGACTCGCGTGCTGATCCTGTCGCTCGCTGCCGGTGCCATTGAAGCCCTGCTCGCAATCACGAGGAGAGACCCCGCATGATGACCTTGCTCATCGTCGCCGCCGCCGTGGCCTGGCTCATGTGGCCGACCGGCAAGGCGACGCCATCACAGGCGATGCCGCTGCCGTCTGACCTGTTCCGAGTGCAACCGCCTGCGGCACCAGCCACGCCGGATGCCAGGGCTGCGATCGACAGCCTGCTGGCCGTGCGTGACCGGCTGTCCGCTGGTGGCCCGCTCGACGAGGAGAGCGGTGCCGCGGTCGACCGCCTCTGGCTGGAGCTGCTCCACGGGAGCGCCAAGCGATGAGCCGAGAGAAGGCAATCGTATTCGCCGCCCTGCTTGCCGTGGCGGCACTGGCTGCCGTTGTCGAGTTCTCGCAGCGTCCAGGCGGGGACGTTCGCCCCGAGCCCGGCCTGTCGCTGCGCGGCAAGTTTGTCGGCCCGAATGCGTCTGATGACGCTGCTGCGTTCGCCGGGCTGTGCCGAGGCATCGCCGACGCCTTGCAGGCCGACGGCCAGAAGTCCACGCCACGAATCACCACGGGCGTTCAGCTTGAGGACGTTCGTGTCGCTGCCGCCGAGGGGCGATTCCTGCCGCGGACGCTGACCCGCGAGCAGCCACACGCTACCGCCGCTGCCGGCAGGTATCTCGATGAGGTGGCCGGCACATCTGGCGGGCCGCTCGACACGACGACTCGTGCCAGATGGGTCGCGGCGTACCGCACGCTCGCCGATGCCGCCGAGGAGGCCGTCCGATGACGCTGCTCGATCATGTGTGGGAGGTCGTCGACAACGCTCTGATGCTGTGCTGCTGCATTGCCGTGCTCGTCGTGGCCGCGTCTGCCATCGCGTGCCCGGTCTACCTGCACATAATTCACGCGGAGCTTGTCCAGATTCGCGAGCAGTCCGCCTCGTGCAAGTGCAGCGAAGACCGCGGCCCTGGCCCCGTGCTGCCACGGGTGCTGCCGCGCCTCCGCAATCTCGGGGAGGCTGACGATTGAGCCATCGACGCAGCGTCTGGACGATATCGGCCATAGCGTTCGTCGTGTTTGCGGCGGTCGCCGGCGCGATCATCGACCACTACACGCATCGCCTACTGAAGCGCGTCGATAGCGGCTTTGGCTACCAGCCGAATCCCGAGGGCGTCCGTCTGTTCCTCGGCGAGCTGGCCCAGCCCACCTTCGCAGAGGCTGGTGCCGACGCGATGCAGAACGCGACCGGCCGGGACACGTTCCTCTACCGTGCGGTCGATATTGCTCACCAGCGGAAGTACGGCACGCCGTGGCGGTCGTGGGACCAGGGCTCTGCGGGCACGTGCGTCTCGTTCGCGTTTGCTCTCGGCGAATACACGGCGGAAGCGGTCGACCACGTTGCGGGCAAGGTGAAGGAACCGCCGGCGGCATGTGCGACCGAGCCGGTGTACGGCGGATCGAGGACGGCCGCCAGAATCCCGCCGATGGAGCGAAACAACGGAGGCGACGGCAGCTACGGAGGTGCCGCGGCACGTTGGCTCACAGGCAAGTGCACCGACAAGACGCTCGGCGGCGTGCTCTATCGCCAACAGTACGGCTCGTTTGACCTGTCGAAGTATTCGATCCCCTTGTCTCGCGATTGGGGACGCAACGGCGTGCCGCTCGAGCTTGCACGCGAGGCCAACAAACGCAAGGCGAAGTGCGTGCAGGTGCAGACCTGGCAGGAGTTGTGTGCATCCGTCGAGCGTGGCACGCCTGTGGCCATCTGCTCGCAGGTGGGCTACGGCCCGACGCCGCGAGTGCGTGACTCTGACGGCGCACTCTCCCGCGGCTCGTCGTGGTCCCACGCGATGCTCGTGTGGGGCGTGCGGCACAAGCACAACGGCTCGCCAGACGATATGGGTCTGATTCAAAACAGTTGGAATACCAACTGGGTTTCGGGACCGCGGTGGCCAGACGATCAGCCTGACGGCTCATTCTGGGCACGCCGTCGCGACGTCGAGGCGGCACTGCAACAGGGCGACTCGTGGGCAATCGGCACGAGCTACGAGTGGCGTGACCTTCACAATGCCGATTGGGGGCTGGCACTATGACGCTGATCGTCTGGGCAGTGACCGGAGTCATCGCGGGCAGCATCGCGAAGGCGATCCTGCCGCTGCAGTGGCCCGGCGGCTGGGTTCCGTGTGCCGCTCTTGGCTGCATCGGCAGCGTGGTCGGCGGCCTGCCGTTTGGCCAGGGGCCGGCGGGCATGGTTGGCTCGGTCATCGGGGCTTGCGTCGTGTTGTATCTCTACACCGCATGGAGTCAGCAGTCGTGAACGCCACGCAAAAGAAGCTCGCCGTCGCGGCCGTCGTCCTCGTTGGCGTGACGTGGTGGTTCGCGACCGCACCTGACTCTCCGATTCGCCCAGAGCCACCGCGGCCCGACCGGCCGGTGCTCAAGTTCTTCGCGAAAATCGGCAAGCTGGCGGCACGCATCGGTCTCACCGCCCTGGTCTTCATGGAGCCTGCACCGGCAGACGCCGACGAGACACAAATGGCTCACGCCGTCCTCGGCATCGACGGCCACGTGCAGCTGCGAAACGAGAGGTGGTAGATGCACGCTCTGTGGCACTGGCTGCTCTATGTGCTGACGTGGTCATCCGCCGATCCCGGCGTGATTGACGCGGAGCGTGCTCGCACGGCCGGCAGCGTCAACGTCGCCTACGCTGCCCTCGCACTGGAGCCGGCGAAGCCGCAGGACGTTCCGGCCACGATTGAGCCTCCGAAGCTGTGCCAGCAGTGCAGCGGCACAGGCCGCATCTACCGGCCGGATGGTGGATGGGTGAAGTGCTCCTGCGGTGCGTGCTCGGCTGATCGCTGCCAGGCGAAAGGCAAGGCGACGCGATGACTCGACCGCGTGCGGGATATGTCGGATTCACGCGGACGCCGACCTCGACGGCGGCGTCTGGGATCTGGACGCTGCCAGAAGCAGAGGCGAGCAAGCGTGCGGCAGCGTGGCCAGACACGATGCCGGATGAGGGTAGCGACCCGTTCTACTCAAGCGTGGTTCTCTTGCTCCACGCTGACGGAACTGGCTCTGCGTTCGTTGATTCCAGCGGCACGCCGAAGACGATCACTGCAAATGGCAACGCAACGCAGTCGGCTACGCAGAGCCAGTTCGGCGGGAAGAGCGCGGCGTTTGACGGCTCCGGGGATTACCTGAGCGCTTCCGTGAGCAGCATCGGAACCAATGATTTTGTGCTGGAGTGGTGGATGCGAGTGGCGGACGTGTCCTTGTATCAGCACATTATCGGCACGTCTACCAATGGCAACTTCATGGTGGCCCTGCTGGCCCCGTTCAACGGTGCCGGCGCGATTGGTGTCGGACGAAACAACATCGCATGGGATTTCGTCCGAAATTCGTCGATTGTCAACAACACATGGCACCATGTAGCCATCTCACGAAGTAGCGGGACGATGCGAATTTTTGTTGACGGCGCACTGATCGGCTCATCTGGCAGCAATTCCAACTCCTACTCCATAGACACGCTGCAGGTAGGGGCGCAGTCTGGCGGCACGACTGCGGGCCTGAACGGTTTCCTTGACGACCTGCGCCTGACAGTTGGCACCGCCCGCGGCTACACGGGGTCGACAATCACCGTCCCGACAGCGGCATTCCCAGACAGCTAGTGGAGGCAGAGATGTCGTCGTATGACCAACTCCCTGGTCAGCTCAACCTCTCCGTGCGTGGCGGCGACCGCCTGTCGGCAGAGATCGACTTCAACCCGATTTCGCTCACGGGCTTCACGATGTCGGCGACCATCTCGTCGCTCGTCGGCGGCAACACGCTCGCCTCGATGACGACGACGCTGACGGATGCGGCGGCCGGAAAGGTCAACGTCTCGTTGACCGGCACGCAGACGGTCGACCTGCCGCGTGGCACGTACAGATGGGATCTGACGGCGACCGACGCCGCCAGCGTGCGGCGTAGCTACCTCACTGGATTCGTCGAGGTCACTCGCTGATGGGCATCACAGTCTCCACAAGCCCGCAGCAGGTCACGGCCTCGGTCAGCGAGGACAAGATCACGGCGGCCGTGAGTTCGCAAGCGGTCACGGCGACCGTGCAGGCGGGCTTCGGTGCCAGCGGTGCTGCCGGCTCTTCGGGGGCGTCAGGATCGAGCGGCGTCGTGACCGTGTCGGCACCGCTCACCAACAGCGGCACAGGCTCTGCGGCGGCGCTGGCTCTGTCTCTAGGGTCTGGCCTGGACGTTTCGGCCGGCTCGCTCGTGGTGTCTGCCGTGCCGCTGTCGTCGCTCGCCCAAGGCGGCGCGACTGCCGGCCAGGTCGTGCGGTGGAACGGGACGGCGTGGGCAGTCGGCAACGTGACGGCTGGCAGCACGGCGTGGGATGACATTCTTGGCAAGCCGACTTTCGCGACGGTCGCCACGACGGGCAGCTACGCGGACCTCACCGGGAAGCCGACGATACCGTCTGCGTACACGCTGCCAACCGCAACCGACAGCGTCCTGGGCGGCGTGAAGATTGGATCGGGCATCAGCATTGACGGCAATGGAGTCATCTCGTCGGCCAGCTCGTATACGCTGCCAACGGCTACGGGCTCCGTTCTCGGCGGCGTCAAGATCGGCAGCGGCGTGAGCATTCTCGACGGCGTGATCTCGGTCTCGACAAGCTACGCGGCCGTCTCGCACACGCACGCGGCCAGCGCGATCACCGACTTCTCAACGGCAGCGCTCGCCGCCGTGACGTGGACGACGATCACGGGGAAGCCGACGCTCGGCACGCTGGCATCGCAGGATGGCACGTTCAGCGGCACGTCGAGCGGCACGAACACGGGCGACCAGACGATCACGCTCACCGGAGACGTCACAGGCAGCGGCACTGGCTCGTTCGCGGCAACGCTCTCGAGCACGGGCGTGTCGGCCGGAACCTACACGAGCGTGACGGTTGACGCGAAGGGGCGCGTGACGGCCGGCTCCTCGCCGACGGTCGCGTACTCGTCGCTGTCAGGAGTGCCCTCGACCTTCTCCCCGACGGCACACAAGTCATCGCACGCAGCTGGCGGCAGTGATGCCCTGACGGCCGCCGACATCGGTGCGGCGTCGACGAGCCACGCCAGCACGCACGCAAGCGGTGGCTCGGACCCGGTGACGATTGCGGCCAGCCAGATCACCGGGCTGACGATCAACACGTTGTCCAAGACAATCCAGCGATTCACGCCCAGAGATAACCAGCCACCAGCCAGCAACTTCGCAACGCTGGACACGCGCAACAGCATCCTTGTTTTGGAGTTTGACGCGGCGACCGAGGAGAGCGCGTATTTCGTCGGCGTCGTTGACGAGTCGATGACGCTCACCAGCGGCATCACCGTCCGACTGTGGTGGATGGCCGACACTGCGACGAGCGGCAACGTCCGATGGGGCGTGCAGCTTGAGAAGACCGGCACCGATATGGATGCAGATTCTTTCGACACTAACGCCCAAACGACAAGCGCAGCGAACGGCACCAGCGGCGTCGAATCGGTGGCAAGCATCACCATCACCAGTATCGACTCGCTGACGGCCGGCGACCGCTACAGGCTGCGCGTCTACCGTGTCGCTGCTGACGCAACCAACGACACTATGACCGGCGACGCCCAGCTCGTCGCCGTGGAAGTGCGAGCGGCGTGATGGCATACCAGTTTGTCCGCGCGTCGTCGCAGTCCCTACAGGCATCGGCCGCACCAGCGCAGGGGCATCCGATGACGCTGGCCGCGTGGGTGTATCCATTTGCCACCAATGTCGGGCAGGTCGCGCTGTGCGTGTCGGAGACGATCCCGACGCCCGGACACCGTCATGTCATTGGCATCAGTGGCGGCGGTCTGTGGCGGGCGGCGACACGTGGGGTGGTCGCTGGGACTTCGACCACCGTCAACGCTTTGGGCAGCAGCGCCACAGCTAACGAGTGGACTCACCTAGCGGGCGTGTTCACGTCGTCGAGCAGTAGGTCTGTCTACGCTAGCGGAGCTTTGCAGGCCACTGCCACAACAACCATCTCGTCAATAAATTCTTTCACCCGCGCCACCATCGCGGCGGATGTTGACGGCGGCGTAATCGGAGCCTACTGGGGCGGCGCGATTGCCGAGGTAGGCGTGTGGAGTGTCGCGCTGACGGCCGACGAGGTTGCCAGCCTTGGCAGGGGCGTGACGTGCGATCAGGTGCGTCCGCAGTCGCTCGTTTTTTACGCGCCACTGATCCGCAGCCTCGGTGACGTGGCACGCGGGATTGCGCTGACAACCGTCGGCGACGCCACCGTCGCCGCACACCCGAGGGTCTACGCATGAAGCTCTACATCAGCACGGCCGGCGAAATCCGCGACCTGCCAGACGACCTCATCGCTGCATGGGAGGCCGCCGCAAATCCCAAGTCCGCCGCGTGGACGCTGCTGCCGCCTCGGCCATCAGACGCTCACCAGTGGATCGGCGGCGAGTGGGTGTTGCCGCCACAGCCTGTGCCGGAGTCGGTGACGGCACGCCAGATTCGCCTGTGGCTGGTGCGGCACGGCGTGTCGCTTGCCCAGGTCGACGCTGCCATCGACGCGATCCAAGACGCACAGGCCCGTGAGGAAGCCAGAGTCGAGTGGGACTACGCGCCCTATGTGGAGCGGTCGCACCCGATGCTGGTGCCGCTCGCCGCGGCCCTTGGGCTCGACGAGGCCCAGGTCGACGAGGCGTTCCGCCAGGCTGCGACGATCTAGGGTGAGCCATGCCACAGCGAATCGAGTTCATCAAGGCCGCTCGTGCGAATCACCAGATCCGCAGGCGCGACAACGGGCCGAATGCCCACAAGCGAGGCTACTGCTCGCCGCAGCACAAGGCGTGGCGGCTGGCTGTGCTCGAGCGTGACAACTGGCAATGCCGCGCCTGCGGTCGTGTGTGTGCCAAGCGACGCGAGGCTCACGCCGACCATGTTCTATCGGTGGTGAGCCGACCGGACCTCCGGTACGACGTGGCGAATGGGCAATGCCTCTGCGCGTCGTGCCACAGCAGGAAGACAGTGCAAGAGATGCACGCAGGTTGACAGGCTGCCTAGATTTTGAGCAGGCACGGCATAGGGGGGTGCCCGCCGAGTCTGCCAACGAGGTAAACGGCAGGTACTGCTGGGGGCGTGCGTCCGCAGAATTCACGCGCGTTTTTCAACTCTGAAATCGGATGCCCAAAAATGCCGCGAGGCCGCAGGCCCAAAACGGCCGCACAGAAGCTGCTGGAGGGGAATCCCGGCAAGAGGCGAATCCGCCCCGACCTGCCGGCTGACTCGGGCGCTCCTCCGATGCCCGAGCGGATGATGGTCGAGCCAGTGGCGGTAGCCAAGTGGCAGGAACTGGTGCCGATCCTGCTGGAAATTGGAACGCTGACAACATCGGACGGCGAGGCGCTCGCGACTTTGTGCGAAGTCTATGCTGCGGCTCAGGCGTGCCTGCTTGAATTGCGGGCATCTGGCCCGGTCATCAGAACGGACCTCGGCGGCGTGAAACCGAATCCGGCTGGCTCACTCTACCGCGGTCTGGTTTCGATGCAGGCTTCGCTAATGGGAGAGTTTGGTCTGACCCCGACGTCGAGGGCGAGACTTGGTGGCAAAGAAAACAAGCCCGCGGACGAGGTCGAAGAATTCTTCCGCGTCCACGGCGCGTGACCTCTGCTCCGCCGGCAAGGCGAAGTATGACCGTGTCGTCTGGTTCTTCGAGAACGTCTTGCGTCACAGCAAGGGCCAGAACGCTGGGCAGCCGTTCAAGCTGCTGCCGTGGCAGCACCACGTACTGCGTGAGCTCTTCGGACGGCTAAACCCGGCCGGCACGCGGACGCACAGAGTCGGCTATATCGAATTGCCGAAAAAGCAGGGCAAGGCCCTTGCCGTAGACACACCAATCCCGACGCCTACTGGCTGGAAATGCCAGGGAGACTTGGAGGTCGGCGACGAAGTTTTTGCGGCAGACGGTCAGAGGTGTCTTGTTGTGGGGAAGACGCCGCCGATGCACGGACGATCGTGCTATCAAGTCACGTTCTCGGATGGCGAAAGCATAATCGCTGATGAGGATCACCTTTGGTACACGGAGGCGTACAGGACGGGACTTCCAAACACCGGACTCGGCGCGAAGTCAACGTGGGAGCAGCGGCACATCGTCTCCACGTCTCGGATCAGAGACACACTGACATTCATGGCATCTCGAACGTCTGTCGCTTGCAATCACCGCGTTCCGCTTGCTGGCCCACTTGATTGCGAAGTTATTGATCTTCCAATTCATCCGTATGTCCTAGGGTGCTGGCTTGGCGACGGGAACTCTGCTGGAGCAAGGATCACCTGCGCCTACAAGGACATTGAGCTAATCGAGAACTTGCGCAGCTGCGGCGTCACGGTCGTGGAGAACAAATCTGTAAACGAGAACTCCGGGCTGTTTGCCATAGACTCGCGCCACAAAGACGGCCCCTCTCACGGGTGTCACTCAAAGCTGCGTTCGCTCGGCGTCTTGAACAACAAGCACATACCAGAGCAATACCTTAGATCGTCCAGAGAGCAGAGGCTTGCTCTACTACAGGGCCTGATGGATACCGACGGGACAGCGTCCATCACCGGAAAAGCTCGCGTTGCCAGGTGCGAATTCGGCACGACTAAGCCAGCACTTCGTGACGGCTTTGTTGAACTTGTTAGATCACTCGGCTACAAGCCGACCGTCTGTGCAACAATCGCGAGAATAGACGGCAGGCCGTGCGGCGACTTCTTTCGCGTGGCGTTCACTGGGTTTCGAGACAATCCGCCCTTCCGTCTGTCTCGCAAGTTGAATCGACTCAAGTGGATGCCGGGCAAGCGTCCTAGGTCGCAATACAGGCAGATAGTTTCTGTCGAGCCTGTTCCATCAGTCGCAGTCTGCTGCATCCAAGTCACTGCCCCCCACGGGCTTTATTTGGCTGGAAAAGGCATGATCCCAACGCACAACTCGACCACCCTCGCTGGCCTCGCGCTCTACCTGACCGGGTTCGATGGGGAAGCAGGTGCCGAGTGCTATGGAGCGGCTAGCGACCGTGAGCAAGCAGGCATCATATACAGGGAAGCTGCTTCGATGGTGCGTGCTTCGCCAGCCCTGTCTAAATACTTCGACGTAATCGACAGCCGCAAGACCATCATCCATAAGGCGAGCAACTCGTTCTACCGCGTCCTGTCCGCTGATGCGTTCCGTGCCGAGGGGCTGAATATCCATGCCCTGCTTTTCGACGAGCTTCACGCCCAACGCGACCGCCGTCTCTGGGATGCCCTGCGGTACGGCGGTGCCGCCCGTCGGCAGCCGCTCATTCTGTCGATCACGACCGCAGGCTATGACCGCCGGTCAATCTGCTGGGAGCAGCATCAGTACGCCGAGAAGTGCATTGCAGATCCGAAGTTCGACCCAGCCTTCTACGGCTGCATCTTCGCGGCTCCGCAGGAGTGCGGCGTCGATGGGACGTGGAAGGAAGAAAAGACGTGGCGGGCCGCCAATCCGAG